AATTTGACTTGTAAGAAATTGTCCTTCATTTGGATTAGAGGACTTATCAATTGCTTTGAAAAAATTTGTTACTGCGTCTGCTCCAGACGAACCTAAAAGAAAAAGGTTTCTGGCGGCACTACTTAATCCTATTGGCATTTATTCGTCCTTAACTGAAGTCTGTGTTGCCTTGTCCGAATACTCTGGTAGTACCAGAACCATCTCGGATGATAACGAATGTTATGATATCAGTGTTTGAGGTAGCGATAGGTGGGGAACCTCCAGACCATCTAACTCCATTACTAATGTTATTTCCATCAACAGAACACGCATCACCATAAGACGCTGCAGTATTGGAATCAAGAATCAATGTAATTGTAATTGACTCATTATTATTTAGATTAACACCAGTGAATGCCCAAGTGTTGATTGCTGTAGTAGCTGGTTGACCTATGATAGTGTTGGATGCTGCTACGTTGATGGTGAGTACATTTGAACTAGGTGTTAATGCGATTGAGAAACCACCGAGGTTAGATTCAACTACACGACCACCAAAGTCAACAGAACCATCAACACTCAAAGTTGAGAGTGTTCCTACACTAGTAAGTGAAGAGTTAACAATAGTCGAACCAAGTGTGGTGGAATCTAATGCTAACTGGTTACCAATAACAAACTTTTTACCGAATGCAACTTCAATACTATCTGAGAATGTCCAATACTTATCAGTTCTGCTGTGATCATATAGGATAGTCTTGTCTAGAGTTCCATCAGCAGAACCACGAATGATGATGCCACCACCATCTGCACCTAGTTCCGAAGGACCGTATGCTTCCATCGTTGCTAGACCACCAGATCCACTAACAGCAGCAGACAAGACTGCAGTGTTACCTGTGATGGATAGGATGTAAGTTCCAATTGGTACGCTTAGTCCACCAGTTACAATGTTGATTTCCATACCAGGAATCAATCCACTGGTTGGTGTGATAGCAGTGATGTTTGGAGATCCATCAACAACAGAGGCTTCAAATGTGGTGTTGACAACTGCAGCAAGTTCAATCGCTTTGTCATCGATGGTCACGACATTTGAATTCACAGTTGTGGTCGTACCATTAACTATGAGGTCTCCTGTAATAACTGTATTTCCACCAACCTGTAGGTTGTTAGGACAGATGAGGTTGAATGAAGAGTCTCCACGGATCCATGCCTCAGTACCAGATGCAATGATTAGTTGGTTGTTACCACTAAGATTGATTGGTGAGAAGGTTGCGTTAGTTGAATTTTCATCACCAGCAGGACCGATCAGAACATTGCCGCTACCTAGGAGAGCGTATCCAGCATAGTGTCCAACACAAACGTTGTAGTTGCCAGAGATATTTGATTCTAATGCACTAGAACCAACTGCTACGTTTCCACGTCCGTTTTGTAAGGTCAATTGAGAATCAGAACCAACTGCTACGTTATCGCTACCCTCTAGGTTGGAACGTAGTGTTCTATATCCAAGAGCAACACAGTCGGTTTGAGTATTGCCTACAAGTAGAGACTCGAAACCAAATGCAACACATTTAATGCCGCTAGTGTTTGCTTCTAGTGCTCCATATCCGATACGAGTATTAGATGCTACACTGTTACCACCTCTACCAATCTTGATTGGGTTAGCACCAGTGCCTCTAACAATAATGTCGGAATTTTCAAAGTTTGGTGTACCATATACAGTGAAGGTGTCTCCAAGAATCTCATTAAACTCTGCGTTTCCTGCAACATCAATAGAGTGATTGATTGTTGTTGTTCCAGTCGCTGCACCGATGTTTATGTTTGTACCAATACCACCAAAATTTAGTTCAGTTGCAACAGAATTAAAAACATCTATCTTGGTACTACTAGTTAAAAGACTGTTAACAAACGTTGGGTTTTCATTGTAGGTAACGAATCCAACACCAGTAGCATCACTAACAACACCTCTAAACTGTGTAGATGTTGTTGTTGCAAATACTGCTAATGAATCTCCTGTATATGCGACGTTACCACCGGCTCTATAATTGATAGTAGAACCATCATCACCTGAAATAGTAACTGAGTTGCTAATGCTCAACCCTTTAGTATCTGCAATCGTTAGAGCACCACCTGTTGTTGTTGTGATACTGAGACCGTTAATTGATGTTGCTAGTGCAGCACCAATATTAGGATCTGTTAGGGATGGATTGGTTAGAGTTTTGTTTGTAAGAGTTTGGGTTTCGGATTCAGTTACAAGTCTCTTAGAAACAGAACCATCATAGACTTGCCAGTAAGCACCTGCTTCATACCATTGCATCTGAGCAAAAGTTAGAACTGATCCTGCAGAGTTGGTTGTTCTGTTGACTTGGATACCTGCATTCAATCCAGTAAGATTATTACCCTTTCTCAACTCAACAATGTTGTCGCTAACTTTTAGAGTTGTTGTGTTGATAACTGTGTTAGTTCCAGTAACAACGAAGTCACCAGTAATTGCAACTGTTGATCCATCGTCAGCAATAATACTAGATGCTAATTGATTATTACCACCATCCCATTTAACAATACCGTTATCGGTTAGGTTAGTAGCATTTTTGAGTGAGAACTGTTCGCTTGCAACAGTGATACCACCATTTGCAGAAGCATCGTATTGAGTATTGGTATTCTCGGAGTTTATTTCAATGTCTGTGCCGTTCTGTGTTACTGTTGCGGCACCAGATGCTAGAATAGTGAGGTCTCCAGAAGCATAAGATCCACTTGCTCCACCTCTTAATCTAGTGACAGTGTTAGTATCTGTTGCACTAACTGTGATTGTAGTTCCAGACTGACTTACTGAAGCAGCTCCACTAGCATCAAAGAAAATGTCACCAGATTGGAATGTACCAGAACTGCCACCTTTAATTTGTGTGATAGTATCTTGAGAACTGATGGTTATATCTCTACCACTTTGACTGAGGGTAGTTGCTCCTGATTGGAGTAAAGTGAAGTCACCAGACTGTGCAGTTTGACCTGTACCTGCACGTAAAGTTGTAATAGTATCTACATAATCGGAAGAAATTGTAATTGTATTTCCAGTTTGAGATACGGTAGAAGAACCTCCTGCTGCAATTGTGATGTCACCAGACACCAGACTACCACCAACAGCAGACTGTAAATTTGTTACTGTATTTGTATCAACGTAACTCGATGCAATAGTAATAGCATCTTCTTCTCTTGTTAGAGTTACATTAGCACCAGCAATAAAAGTAACATCATCTTCGACACCCGCTGTACTACCACCAGAAGTAAGGCGAATGATTTTTTGTGATGCTAGACTACCATCTTCTGCACTGATGGTGTATGTAGTGTTGGTATCTGCAGTTCCAATTGTTTCACCGAGAGCAACTTGCGCTCCATTAACAATAATATATGAGTTAATTAAAGAACTGTTCGGAATATTTGTAATAATATTTGTACTACCAGAAATATTGCAGGTAGTAAGAGTTTTGTTCGTTAAAGTTTGAACAGCATCAATGTATACATCACCAGGGTCTCCCCATTCAATGATGCTGCCCGTACTTCGTAGATATTGCCCCGATAAACCTAAGTTTCCAGAGATGATGATACCATTACCAGTCATATCCAGATTGTCTCCAGATACGAACTCCTCAATCTTCCTGGAGCTAAAGTTTACTGCTAAGGGGAAACGATCTGCCATTATGCCAGTGCCTTGGTGGTTACTTCTTCGTACTTGTATTTATCGAAGATACTAACCACTAGATTTACTGAACTTTAATGATATAACAAAGTGCATAGTAAGGAGGAAGATTCTTGTTAGTTCCACTAACACCTTCATTGCTAGTCGTTAAACTATGTGTGTGGTTTGATGACTGATTGCCAGTGTTGAAAGTATGTGTATGGTTTTGACTAATTCCTCCAGTTGTAAATGCATGAGTGTGATTGGCGGATTGATTGCCAGTGTTGAAACTGTGTGAGTGATTGGCGGATTGATTGCCTGTGTTGAAACTGTGTGTATGGTTTTGACTAATTCCTCCAGTGTTGAAATTGTGTGAGTGATTTTGACTGGGACCATTAGTGTTGAAGTTGTGTTTATGATTGCTGTTGTTTCCACCAGTGTTGCTGTTGTTCGCATTTGAACGTAGAGGGGTGCCACGACCATCGCCGTCATGGTCTGTTCCTCCCGATGTATTTTCATATCCATGCGAGTGGTTGGCACTTTGGTTACTGGTGACTCCACTGTGGTTATGGTTTCTGTTCTGGGTGCCTGTGTTTCCACTGTGGTTGTGGTTACGACTCTGGTTACCTGTGTTTCCACTGTGTGAGTGATTGGCGGATTGATTTCCTGTGTTTCCACTGTGTGTATGGTTACCAGAATTGTTTCCAGTATTTCCACTGTGGGTATGACCTCTATTATTATTGTCTGAGGTTCCACCGTGTGTGTGATTGGCGGATTGATTTCCTGTTGTGGCTGTATGTGAGTGAGTTATAATTGAAGCGTCCTTACTTCCACCAGTAGTGTTTACACTATAAGAACTACCAGAACCAATAACAAATCTGTTTCTTAAGTCTGGCTTAGCTCCATAACCAGCAACAGTTCCTCCATCACATAGAGACCATTTTGTTGGGATGTTGGATGTAGATCCAGACCAAATAATAATGCCACCAACTGGGAAAGCATCTGAAAAGAATGTAAATGTTTGACCACTTCGAGATACGCTAGTGCCACCACTTCCAGTTAATGAGATAGATCCTTCAATATAAGCGGAGGTATTTGCACGTAACTTTGTTAGTGCAGAAGAAATAGTTAGTGTGTCATTAGAATTGTTCTTGGTGATCGTAACATTGTCACCTTGTGCAAAGAACAAATCCTGGTCGCCACTACCACTACCACCAGCAGTAAGTCTGAAACGTTTGGATGATGCGTTAGGACCGTTCTGGAAACTTACTCCGTAGATAGTGTTGTCGTTTTGATCAGTAATACTTATAGAACCGCCAAGTGGAACATTAGTTCCATTAATACTGATTGACGAATTGATCAGGGATGCGTTAGAAACATTTGTGAGGGTGTTCAGGGATGCATTGAAGATACAAGACGATAGAGTCTTGTTCAACAGTGTCTGGGCATCTGTTCTATATACGTCTGCAGCTCTTGACCATTGCAGCGAAGATCCTGTAGACTTCAGGACTTGACCTGAGGATCCTAGACTTGAACCGTCGAAAATCCCAGAACCACTCAAGTTCAGTGAGTCGCCATTAGGCAGCTCGCCTACCAACGTGCTACTATTGTTGATGGTTAATGGATATCTATTCGCCATAACGACAAGTACTTTAGTTTATTTATGCGTGGGGGGTTGACAGGATCCTCACTCCCGTGCTATACTAAATAAGTCAGCAGGTTAAGGAACCAACACATTTCTTAACTGTTCGTAACACGCCTCACCAAGACTAAACAGCGTGTCTAAACAACAGTCTTTCATACCAACTCTGGAGGGTAGAGTTGGAATATTTTACCTAGTGTTCCCCGCACTTATACATAACCCTTTTTCAATTCAATGGCTTCAACTCTTTCAAGACAACAAACATCCCCGTGGAATAATTTCTGCGAGTGGGTAACTTCTACCAATAACCGCTTATATGTCGGTTGGTTCGGCGTACTGATGATTCCAACTCTGTTGGCAGCAACCATCTGTTTCGTCGTAGCATTCGTCGCTGCTCCCCCCGTGGACATCGACGGCATCCGTGAACCCGTCGCTGGTTCACTCATGTATGGCAACAACATCATCTCTGGTGCAGTTGTCCCATCTTCCAACGCAATTGGTCTTCACTTCTATCCCATCTGGGAAGCCGCATCGCTCGACGAGTGGCTGTATAACGGTGGTCCTTTCCAACTCGTAGTCTTCCACTTCCTGATCGGCATCTATGCCTACATGGGTCGTGAGTGGGAACTTTCATACCGTTTAGGTATGCGTCCATGGATCTGCGTAGCATACTCTGCACCAGTTGCAGCAGCATCAGCAGTATTCCTCGTCTATCCTTTCGGTCAAGGTTCTTTCTCCGATGCTATGCCTCTTGGTATCTCTGGTACTTTTAACTACATGCTTGTATTCCAAGCAGAACACAACATCCTTATGCACCCGTTCCATATGCTCGGCGTTGCTGGGGTATTCGGTGGCTCTCTTTTCTCTGCTATGCACGGAAGTCTCGCTACTTCCTCCCTCGTTCGTGA